TCACGGCGGCCACTTTGCCGGCTCTTGTGACGGGGTGGCCAAAGGGCTGCCAGAATCCCCTAACAAAGCCCATTTACTGGAATTTAAAACCCACAATCATAAATCGTTTGCGCTGCTAAAAAAGAACGGCGTGCGCGAATCTAAACCCGAACATTATGCCCAAATGCAGGTTTATATGCACGGCCTGGGGCTTGAGCGCGCAATGTATATGGCAGTCAGCAAAGACACTGACGAATTGTACACCGAGCGTTTTAAATATAACAAGGAGGATGCTTTGGCCCTAGTCGAAAAGGCCAGGACCATTATAGCAACCGATATTCCCCCGCCTGGCATAAGTACTAGGGCCGACTTTTTTAAGTGCAAATTCTGCGACCACCAAGACGTTTGCCACCGGGACGAATTGCCCCAGGTGAATTGCAGAACTTGCATCCATGCCCATGTTGATATGGACCAGGGCGGCTGGCGCTGCCTTTTCCATGACAAAACAATAACAACCGATGAACAACGCCTGGGGTGCGAAAAGCATTTATACAACCATCACCTGGTCCCGCATCAAATGGTGGATATGGATGCACCGGGTAACAGCGTTAAATATAGAAAAGTCGATGGGGTTGAGTTTTACAACGGCCAGAAAACCGCTCCTGGTTATTACACCAGCGCCGAAATTAAAGCCGCTCCTGCATTATTGGGCGACCCTGGCGCTGATAGCTTACGTGCTGCTTTTGGTGGCGTCTTTGTGGATGGCAACGAATGATGGCTGTGAAACGATGGACCGATAAAGAAGATCAATTTTTGCGATTTAACTATGTCCGCTATACCAACGAAATATTGGCCAATCAAATGGAACGATCTTCTGGCGCAATAAAAGACCGGGCGGCCAGGTTAGGTATTCAAAAAAGCGGGTCCAGGAAAAGGTGGACGAAAACTGAACATAATTACCTGGCTAAAAATCGAGACATTTTACCACCGTCGGTAATCGCCAAAAAACTGGGTCGCTCAAGGGCGGCTGTTGTTAATCGCTGCACGTTGTTTTTTAAAAACGCGCCAGAGTTTGATCTCGATTTTGATGATTTAAACAAGGCGCATTACAACCCGTTTTTGACGGGAAAAATAGGACCAAAAATAAATGTTAAATAATAAAATAAAAAATGCTCCCCGTTTCCCCTGGAGTGACCAGGACACACAATTTCTTTTAAATAATTACCATTTAAAAACGGTTAAAGACATTGGTTTAATAATTAACAAACCTTCACAAGCCGTCGTATTTAAAGCCAGGCGCTTGGGTATTACCAACGTGCCAATGCAACGAGCATTGCGTGAAGGTAATTACGAAAAGGCTTTAGAAATATACAAAAAAACCGGCTTCTTTTGTCATTTTTTAACCACACGATTTGGCCACGAAAAGCCTGGTTATCAATCTCGGCATTTTGGTATTTAATATGCAATTACGCGATTATCAAAAGGATTCAATCGACGCGCTGTATTCATATTTTGAAGAGAACGCAACCGGGCACCCTATCCTGGTGCTTCCAACGGCGGCCGGTAAATCTGTTATTGCCGGGGAATTTATTCGCGGATTGATGCAGCAATGGCCAGGGCAACGCGTGCTTTTGTTAACCCATGTAAAAGAATTGATTGCTCAGAATTACGATAAATTAATGACGCTTTGGCCGGACGCCCCGGCGGGAATTTATTCGGCCGGCTTAAATCGACGCGATACGGACCACGACATTATTTTTGCCGGAATCCAATCGGTCCACAAACGAGCCACCGAAATTGGCCATATTGATTTAATTATTATTGACGAATGCCACCTGGTCCCCAAAAAGGGAATGGGAATGTATTTGCGATTTTTAAAAAGCATGAATGTGATTAACTCTAAAATTCGGGTGGTGGGATTAACGGCAACACCTTACAGGCTTAATTCTGGTTCACTCATTGATGGTGACGATCGAATTTTTACTGATATAGCTTATGACGTTGATGTAATGCAATTGGTTAACGACGGTTATTTATCTCCCCTGGTGCCCAAGGCCATGGATAACGAATTTGACCTGTCAGAAATCAACACCAGGGCGGGTGATTACAAAACGGATCAATTGCACGCGCTCACCGACAACGACGCCCTGGCTAGAATGGTGTTAGTTGAAATCTTAGCTTATGGACGCCAGCGTAAATCTTGGCTGATCTTTTGTACCGGTGTTAACCATGCCGAAAAGATGGCCGAAATTATTGCAGAGCATAACATTACCACGGCCACCATTACCGGGGCCACGCCCACCGACGAGCGCGATTATATCCTGGAGCGATTTAAGGCCGGGCACATTCAATGCTTGACCAACTGCGACGTTTTAACGACCGGGTTTGACGCGCCGGCGATTGATATGCTCGTCTTTTTGCGACCCACTCAAAGCCAGGGGTTATATGTCCAAATGTGCGGCCGGGGTATGCGCCTGGCTGAAAGTAAGAACGATTGCCTGGTCCTAGATTTCGGTGGTAATACTCAACGCCATGGACCCATTAACGCGCTGAATCCACAAGGCGAACAAAAGGCAAAGGGAAGCAAGGGAGCGCCTCCGTCCAGGACGTGCCCGATTTGCAAAACAATAATGGCGGCGTCTTGCACTAAATGCCCCGAATGTGGCCACTTGTTTCCACGCGATATAACCCATGACCAAACTGCCAGCACGGCCGCCCTTTTGGTGGATTTGGCTTTGCCTATCCCAATAAAACACGAATGGTATAACGTCAATAATGTGAATATTGCTAGGCATAAAAAACTTGGCAAACCCGATTCGGTCCGGGTGACTTATTGCACCAGCGGCGGCGACTTTTCGACCTGGGTTTGCCCGGCTCATGGTGGGTATGCGGCTGATAAAGCGCGCGAGTGGATAGCTGCCCATTTTCCGACATTGCAGGACCATACGACCGACGCGATTTTGGACAATGTGGGCAACGGCACCATCCCCTTTTCTATCCGCGTCAAAGAAACCGATAAATACCCAAACATTACCCGTTATGACTTTTCTGAGTTCAGAGAAGAATTACCTTTTTAAACCTAATAATGCTATTGAGAGCTAACATAATGTTTTACACAAAACCAATCAAAAGCCCCAATGGCAAAGACTATGGGTTTTTATTGTCAATAAAAAAGAGTAAGTTAGAATCACTAACTCGCTCAAAAAGCGAGGTGGTTTATGTTAGATAGAATAACTATCAAACGATTTTCTGAGTTATCCGGGTATACGGAATTAGCGATCAGATCAAAAATAAAGAACGGGGTCTGGCTTGAAAATTTAGTAATTTTTAGGGCACCAGATAACCGAATATTAATTAGTTTAAGAGGATACGAGCAATGGGTAGACGAGAAAAGAAATACAGCGGAGTTTCGCCAGGGTCTAAAAGTACAATCAGTATCAGGTTTGAATACCCCACCCCCGAAAACAGGCAAAGGGAATTCTTACAATTGCAGCCCACCCCCGCTAACCTAGAGCGCGCTTATAGGCATTTAGGCGCGATTAAAGATGCAATAAAAATGGGCACATTTGATTATGCCGCCACTTTCCCAAAATCAAAAAGAGCATTAAAATACACAAACTGCACGCTTGTATATGAATATTTAAATGCCTGGTTAAGTAGACAAAAACATATAAAATCTGGCACTCGCGTATTTTATAACAGAATTATTCAAGGTCAAATAAAAGGCTCCCCACTTGAAAAAACGCCACTGGTGTCCCTTACTTGGTCCATGGTAAGAGATTGGGCATTGGAGATGGACGTATTACCTAAGACACGATCAAGCCGCCTAACAGTGCTTAGAGGCGCTTTAGATGATGCTTTAGATGATGGGATAATAACAATCAACCCATTAATTGGTAAACGCTTAAAAAAACAGTCTGTAATAATACAATCAGAAGCGACCAGGGTGGACCCTTTTTCATGGGATGAACAATCCGCTATAAATAAAGCCGCCTCACATCAATTTGGCACAATGCTGACGTTTTCTTTTTTCACGGGGTTAAGGCCAGAAGAGATACGCGGGTTAACTTGGGACCGGGTTGATTTTGTGGGTCACACTGTTTTGATTGACCGGGTAATTACCGATGCAAGCCTGGGTAAATTTGAGCCACCTAAAACACAAAATTCATTCCGCACGGTAGAGTTAACTAAACCGGCTTTTGACGCTTTAATTGCCTACAAACAATATTCATTTCTCCAGGGCGGCTTAATATTTTTAAACCCACAAACTGGCAAACCTTATAGCACCACCAACAAAATAAGGGCGCAATGGATTATCGTATTAAAAAAGGCCGGCGTGCGTTATCGGGTGCCCTATCAAACTAGGCACACTTATGCCTCTACAATGTTGGCGGTGGGAGAGGATTTGGCTTATATAGCAAAACAGATGGGACATTCTGACATAACGGTGACGTTAAAATACTACGCTCGTTTTATTCAAAATACGGGAATTAGGCATGGGAAAAAACTAGAAGATGCTTTTAATCTATCTAACCAAAAATCAGCCAGGGGATAACACCCTTGGTCACTTTGGTCACTTTCTGGTCATAATGACCTGTAAGTCATTGATTTATATGGTGCGGACGGAGAGACTCGATGTTAAAATCAAAAAGTTATACCGTTATAAATCAATGACTTATACTTATAATTCTATGCCTTATTGGTCCTTATTGGGCTTGATTGGGCTGACTTTGGTCACTTTTTTGGTCACTTTTTAAAACACCCAATATAATTTTTTTTAACTTTTTTTCCCAAATAAATTTGTTAACTTTTGATAACCAACAGACGCCGCAACCAGGACCGCCAGGGCTTGTTTATACCAATCTGGCATTAGGTCCAAAACCCTAAAACCTTGCTCCACATAGGGCACCGCTGACGGTATAAATGCCAGTACCAGGGGAATGGAAAAGAGCAAAGTAAACCATTCGTCTTTTAAACTTTCGTTGCTGTTTTTCGCGTGTATTTCGTCCCAGGTGCCCGACTGTTTTAGCTTCTCCTGGATGGCATTATTGCGCCCCTCGATCTCCGCTTTTTTGTTGTCCATTTTACCCTGGAGAAAAGTACCACCGACGCCGACCAGCGTTTTAATTAATCCAAACATTTAATAATCTCCTGATCGAATCATCTGTGTTATTTCA